GCACCCATCATCCATGACTGAGCAAGACTCTTAGGACCATTCTCAAGAAGATCTAGTTCATACTTACTAGAAGTATAACCCTTATACTCTTCCCTCCAATTGGAGTCATCATAAGGTTTTTCAGTCATGCTACCAACTCAATAAATTCTCCAAGAACTTTCTTATTTAGTTTCTTTGTTTTAAGTGACTTAACAAATGCTCTTTTAATTTGTGCTTTTGTTGCATCCTCATCAACATCAAACTCTGCATCATCTGCAAGACTATTAGCAGACATTCCAAAGTAAGCATCATATCCAGAATTTTTAATAGTAAAACTCTTAGTCTTCTTCCAATCCTTAATCATATCTTCATCTTCCCAACCATTATAATACAATCTCATAAAAGATTTAGCATCACGATTTTGAAGAACTCTAATACCTATAAAATTAACAGAAGGAAAATTATCTTTTAAATTTTGAAGAAGAGTATCAGTGAATTGATTCCATCTATATCCAAACTTATATGTCTTACCTAATTTCCGATCCCGTAAAAAACACTTTTCAGGATTAATACTACGAGATCCTAAGTAAGGTGCAGGTTCCCAACGACGTTGTATTGATACATGATAAGGAAGATGATGTGCTTCACCATCCGTCAATACAATACACTGAACTTTCTCAACATTATTATCCTTTTGAAACTTAGGAAGAATCCCATGAAGGCAAACAAGAGATTCATTAAGAGGAGTTCCTGAAAGACACAAACGTGGAGGATAAGTATACAAAGACCTTACTCTAAAACATTGAGCAATACGCCAAATGTTTATCATCTGTTTCTCTAGTTCCTTACCTCTTGTCTTACTAGTGAAAATATTCATCAAATTAAAATCCTTCTCAATCATAAATATTCCATTCTTCGCTTCATATTGAGATCTTAATTCATTATAATCCACATTCTCCTCTCTTCTAGTCCACTCAGTTGTAAAAGCATAAACATCAAAAGGAATCTGCACTTTCTTACAGAACCACATAAGATTATAAAGTTGCTTAAGAGTATCCTGCAAAACATATTGCATAGATCCAGACCAATCCAATATGAAAACCAATCCATGATTCTTACCATCAGGTAAAACACTTATCTTCTTAAAGAGATCCTCGTTATATCTGTAAGTATGAAGCTTCTCTGTAGAGAGAATCCCAGTGCGACTAGTAGTAGAACGAGCATAACTCGTAGCTGCCTTACGACATTCAAACTCTTTGACCAAATAACTGACTTCTTTTTGTGCATCTCTTTTGAATTGTACATAATCAGCATCTACATCATCAAATTTAATAGACATAGGAAGTTCACTTTCTTTCCATAACTTCCTTTGTCTTTCCCAATCATTATCAATATACTTATGAACTTCTTCATTACTTACAATTATACCATCTAAATTAACCTTAGGAATCTCTATATAAACATTCTCCTCTCCATCACAATTAACAAGATCTTTAAGTTTACTCTCTAAGGCATCAGCAGTGTGAACTTCTATATCATCTATAGAAGAAGAAGTATCAGTCCTCCAATCATCGCTAGGAGAACTATCGCTCCTATCTTCCAAAGAAGAACTGCTATCAGTGTCAGGAACGGAAGACTCACTATCAGAAGTGCTGCCAGTGTCACTATCCCCAGAAATTTCAAGGTCTTGCTTAAAATCCAACTCAGCTTGCTGTTGATTTTCCAGCGTTTCTTCCTTTTCTTGCTTACAGAAATTATATAACGCTTCTGCTGCGGATAAGGTGTCAGTAAACGTTTCGGCATTTTGGATTAAATCGATAATCGGTTTTTCAGTAGACGAAAAAGATATAGGAAGGAACGAACCAATCTTGAAATATAGATTAGCCCGGTCAGCAAGATTAAAAGTATCAAGATCTTCGCCATCTAATTCAAAAAAATCATTTTGGTGAAGTTCAGTATAACCTTTATAAAAACTTTTTGCAATACCCATATATTTACGCTTCATCAACTTTTCAATTCTTGCATCTTCAACTACGTTAACAATTGACTGAGGAATATCATGTTCTAACCACCAATCCTTATCAGGTGTAAAGAGTGCATGTCCTACCTCATGACCAACCAACATATCATATACTACACTACTTGCTTTCTCCCATAAAGGAAGGATTAATACACGACTGCGAACATTAAACTGAGCACTTTCTACCTGCTTGTGCTCTACTACAATATCCTCAGTAGCAAGTAACTTCGCTAGTTGTGACTTGATTTCTTGCTGAACTGGCATGTGTTTTGTTTTGTATGAATCCATAATAAGACAAAATCCGCCTCTTGGACGGATTCATGTGACACTTCTTAAAGTGTTGTAGCCTTGCCTTAGCCTGGCGGAGTGCCTGAGGTTTAAGAGTCCTCTTCTTCTCCTTCTTGCTGTGGTGTCTCCAGTTTGGAACGTTCATAGCACTTCCTCAGATACTCATCACTCCTTGGATCTGTAATAAGAAATCTACAATACTCCCACCCTTCCTTTTTAAAGGTGTCACTCATATCAACAGGTCGTCTTATAGGACCCCCTTTAGCCCATTCGGGTGGTGATTCAGTAGTCATCAGTCTGGATAGATCTTATCCTTGATATTTATTGTAGATGACCATCCCAATTTTTGCAACTCTGTTGTGTCAGCACATAAACTGTCCGGTTCTCCTACCACATCTTTAATTGGTAGATCCCTTCCCATTGCTTTTGCTAGATCCATAACAGGAATAGACTCTCCACTTCCAATATCAATAGGTCCAATAAAATTACTATTCATCAAATAAAAAATAGCACTACAAACATCATATACATGAATATAATCTCTCTTATGTCTTGTAATATACTTCGCAGTATTCTCTTGTAACATTCTATAAAGCATATCAGATCTACTATTTTCTTCTGCCCATACATTAAAGAATCTCATTGCCACACTATCAGGAGGTGCCATGGATTCATTTACCTTCTTGGTTATAGCATAAGGGTTCTGCCACCATCCATAGACTCCAGCAGAACTAGCATATAAAAGTCTAATATCATTATCTCTACAATAAGAAAATATTCTTTTTGTCTTCTCTACATTATTCTCCCAGAACTTATCAGGATTCTTAAGACTATCCCTCAATGCAGCAAATGCAGCCAAATGTATTACTACATCATATATCTTATCTGTTTTAAAATCTCCTATATCATCTGGAAAATCAATTCCATCAACATCATATCCAAGATGTTTTAAATACCGATATAAATTACTACCAATAAAACCTTTATGTCCTGTTACTAAGATTTTCATATATTCTTTCAATTGTTTTTGTAGTGGAATATTCTTCCATTCTATCAAAGAAAATTAATTCACCATCATAATAAGATTTGATAGTAGACTTTTCTTTCCAATCAGATCCGACAACAATTATATCAGGTTTAAGAGATTTTATCAATTCCTCAAACTCAGGTTCACTTGAAAAGAATATTACTTCATCGACTGTTTTTAAATTCTCAAGGAGAAACTTCCTCTCCTCTTGGTTATGTATTGGTCTTGTAGGACCCTTCTTTTCCTTTATACATTCATCAGTATCAATACCAACAATAACATATCCTAAACTCTTTGCATACCTTAAAAGTTCTAAATGTCCTCTATGAAGGATATCAAAGGTACCATTAACAAATACCCTCATCCTTGCCAAATCATATCAGGCATTGCTGCTGGTTGTTGTCTTCCAATAGTAAACATAAGAATAAAATATCCTATGAACCATATTACATTAAAAATCCATGCCTGTCTATAAAGATACTTTCTTACTCCCATAGAGAGCATTACATTTCTAACATCCTTTGGATTATCTTCATTACCTCTTGCTCTAAAAATTTGTTCAATAATAACCGCAACAATTGTACCTATCACTAGAGGATAGAACACAAAATTTGCAAAGGACATTAATGCTATTAGAAAAGTCATCGTTTTACGTCGTGGGCGCAGCCGTCTCCATTATAGTTATCTGTATTATAATACCCTCCTTTGGTTCCAAAGTATAGGGTTACCCCTACAAATGGTATGCAAACCCACATAAGAACATCTGCTAAGTTCATACTCTTACAATAATATCACCATCATCGTCATCATCATCTTCATCTTCTTCACTTAATAATTCTTGCCTCAACTCTTCTATACGATTCTGAAGATCTTTATATTCTTCTAGATCACAACTGGTGGGTTTCTCATCAAAATTTACACCCATCAATTCAGTACCAGGTTCCACACCTTCCATCTCAGGATGAACTCTCTTGGTAACCTGTGTTGTCCAAGTACCAGTCCTATAATTTTTCATAGGTTCTGATGTACCAGCACTCCACATTAACCATAAAGCACCACCAAGAAGTGACAAAGAAACAACTAAGAATATTACTACAGAAAAATCATTCATCATCGTCACCTGGATGAGTAAAAATATAAATCCAAGTAAAAGCCAATACTATAATAGCAAGAGTTCTTATAGAACTCCAAGAAGTGTCTATATGTCCTCCACCTGGCAGATTCATCTTCCTGGTATTTTTGGGATATATTTATTTACCATTGGCATAACATCACTCTCAACAATCTTAGTTGTTTTATCTACCACATCATCAATAACATTAACATCCAAATCCATAAAGGGTGGAATAATTCCAAGTATACGCAACAATCCATCAAGGAACAAAGCAAGACAAATTGCTCCTAAAATCATAGAAATAATTGTGGCATTACGATTGTGCTTTGCCATAAGTACCCTATCCATTTCTTTGGCCTCAGCAACTGCTGCTTGGACCAGCATATTTACTTCTTCCTTGGTGTAGGTGTACTTCTTAATTTGATCTTCAGTCATCAGCGAACTTCGAAATCAAGTTTACGAACTTTTCTTCTGCGCCTTTCTTCCTGAAATGCCAAGTCTTGAGGGGACAGTGCATTTGATTTTGTGTTTTTCCTATTTGATTGTAGCATAATAACTCTAGTTAGGTCAACTGCTGTTACACTGTCACCCTTCACCGTCATCATGTTAGGACATCCACACGATTGACTTCTACCAGAATCACTACTCAATTCTTTTCT